CTTATGAAAGAGGTAGTGGGTTTCATTAAGGATGGTGATACAGCGGTTCAAATAATACCTATGTTAAAGGAGTATTTGGAAATCAATGTAAAGAATGACGACCAATTAGTAAAGGTAGCTGCTATCGTACAGAGAATCATAGCTGCTGAAAACAAAGGTAGTTCTGAAGATGAGTTCGGTTTATCAGAAGCTGAGAAGGAACAACTTATGGGTGCGATAGAGGATGCGGCTACTGATTTACAAAATCATTCGGATGAGATAGAAGATGATATGAAAAGGATTGAAAATTAATGGCATATCGTAAAAGTGATTTTATTTTTGATAGGATTTCAGATAGAACAGGTTTTGCTACTTATGCAGATGTGTACAGTGCTATACAAGACAATGTAGACCAACTTTCAGAATTTTATGAGATTGAACCTGCGGTTGTAAATGAAGTTTATCTTAGTCCAGAATCTTTACCTACAATATCAACTTCAAATGGTGATAAGGTTCCTGATTACTCTTTATATGGTACTATAAAGGCTAGATTTTTAGAAAGTCAAAGTGATGGTGATGAGATACCAGGTTTCATAAAACCTTTATCAGCGCATGTTTCAGCTTATCCCGTAGTTGGAGAGGTTGTAAATATTGCTAAGTATGGTAACCAATTCTACTACTACTTACCATTGAATTTACATAACCATGTAAATATGAACATAAGTGCGGCCGGTAAGATAGATGGTAAAGTTAAACCAGGAGTAACTCAGTATAACAGAACATTAGCTTCTAAAAAGGGAGACTTAAATATAAATGGTAGATTTGGTCATGGAATAAAATTTAGTAGTAATGAGGATTATAGATTTCCTACTGTTAGGATAAGTAATCTTCAACATAATGACAGAAGAAAATATACTGATGATTATTTTCCTCATATATCTAATATTAATTTAGATGGTTCTACGATATTGTTATCATCTGGTTTGATTAACGAAAAAAATGATGTGCTTGTTCCAGCCGCTCAATCTTCTTGGTGGCCGGAAAAATGGAAAAGTGCGATAGATAAGAACACCATTATATTGAACTCTGATTGTTTGATTTTTAATGCTAAGGGAAAGAATGGTGATATACATCTGATAGCTAATAGAAATGTAGCTATAGCTTCTAACTATTCGGTTACATTAGAAGCAGGAGAAGCTGGTGTGATAAACTTAGGTGATGCTGATGCTACTAACCCTGCAGTTAAAGGTAAAGAAGTAAAGGATGTATTTATAAAACTGATGAGTATAATTTCTGATTTTTCAGCAGTAGCCGGTTCAACGACAGAATTTGCAGATTTAAACAATGCGGCTAAGAAAATGGCAGAAAGGCTTGCAAAGTTAAAAGAAAACAATTTAGATGAAATTTTTAGTGACACTGTTTTTCTAACGGATGGAAGATAAAGGAGTATAAAATGGCAATAGCAGCTGATAAACTAAGAAAACTTATTCAAGAACAAGTAGATAAAAATATAGAGAGATTGGAGTTTGAGGTTGATTGTATAGTCAAAGATTTAAGAAGAGGTAAACCCTCTGGATTTAATGTAAAGAAAGTAACCAAAGCTATAGCTGATGCTAAGACAATAGCATCTAAGATAGAGAAGAATATCGAAACCATAAAAAAAATTAGAAAAGCTTTGGAGAAGGCTCAGAAAGCTTCAGAAGCTAGTCGAAAAGCCAGTATCGTGAGTGCAGCTGCTCCTGGTTTTAATGGAGCAGCAGCAGTTGGTATAGCTTTAGAGTTTGTGATTTCAAATTTAAAATTAGAAGTAAAAGATTTAAAATCTGTTACATTAGTTGCGCCTGTTATAGTAACAACGTATAAAACTTTTTTAAGTGATTCTGCTGCTAGAATTGCAGGTGCTATAGCAGAGAGAGAATTAAAAGACAGTGTGAGTCAAGATAGAACAAATATGCTAAGTTAATATATTTATATACAAATAGGAGTTAAATATGGCTAAAAAGAGTAAGCTGGTTACTTTAATCAGAGAAATGGTGAGACAAGAGGTAAAAAAAGAGGTTAATAAGATATTTATTAGTGAAGGAATAAAATCCATGTCTCAGAAATCGGACACTGTTCCTGAGGTATTACCTGTTCCTCAAAAAGCTAAGCCTAAAGAAGTAAGTTATACTAAAAACCCTACGTTAAATAAGATACTAAATGAAACCGCTCGTGGAGAAGAGTTTGAAGAGTATCCAACAATGGGTAATGGAACATTTGATAGTTCAAGAATGGCTGATGCTATGGGTTATGGTGGAATGTTAGGTAGTGCTGAAGAGAAGAGGAAGATGGGAGCAATACAAACAGCACAAGCTGCTGGTGTAGATACATCAAGCGAAGCAGTACAGAATGTGATGCAGGACTTAACGAAAGATTATAGAGGTGTAATGAACGCATTAAAAAAGAAAGATGGTAAATTATAATGAGCGTAATAGAAAACGATTTAAATGAAGATGTTTATATAGGTATTGGTTTACCACTAACCTATAATAAAACTGGTTTCTTTTACAAAACTAAAACATCTTTAGAACAAGCTAAATCCAATATCAAAAATCTCCTACTCACAAAAAAAGGAGAGAGGTTGGGTAATCCAGAGTTTGGTTCTGATTTGACTTCTGTAATATTTGAACAAGAAGGAGATGATATAGAAAGTAAGGTAGAAGAAGCTATTCGTTCATCTATGAGTAGGTTTTTACCCTTTATAATAATAGATGAGATAGAAACAGCCTTTTCAGATAGAAATCCGAATGTTGTTAATGTATCTATATCATTTTCTATAAACATTGATACAACAGAAAAAGAAAAATTATCTTTTGATGTGAGCACTTACTAGGAGATAAATAATGCCATACACAGCGCCTAAAGATAAATCTGTAAAAGAAGTTAGATATCTAAATAAAGATTTTGCATCTTTTAAAGATAATCTGATAGAGTTTACTAAAATATACTTTCCAAATCAGTATAATGATTTTAATGAATCATCACCAGGTATGATGTTTATTGAAATGGCATCCTACGTTGGTGATGTTCTTTCATACTATATTGATAATCAGTTCAAAGAAAGTTTACTATCTTTTGCAGAAGAAAAGAAAACAATTTACAATATGGCACAGTCGCTTGGTTACAAACCAAAACAAGCTACAGCAGCTTCTACTAAAATAGATATATTTCAGACAGTTCCATCTCTATCAAATAAACCTGATTTAAGATATGGTTTGTTGGTAAAAGCTGGAATGGAAATAGAATCCGATACTGGTGTTACATTTATCACACAAGAAGATTGTAATTTCAAATTTTCTAGCTCTTACGATCCTTTAGAGTCTAGCATTTATGAAAGTTCTGGAGCAACACCCGTAACGCATTTACTCAAAAAGTCTGTAAAGGTTAGTAGTGGAGATGTATCTACTGAATTTTTTACATTCAATGCTGCTGAAAAGTATTCTAGAATAACTCTAGCTAATAATGATGTAACAGAAATAATCTCATGCATCGATGATGATGGTAATGATTGGTATGAGGTTCCTTTCCTAGCTCAAGATACAGTGTTTACCGATATGGAAAATAAGGTAGAGAATGATGACCAACTTTACACTTACGCTGACCAAGCTCCATACCTACTCAAACTTTTAAAAACATCAAGAAGATTTACAACGTTTATTACGGAGGATGGTAGAACTGAGTTAAGATTTGGTGCTGGTACATCAGATAGTCCTGATGAGGAGTTGGTTCCAAATCCAGACTCCGTTGGTTCTTCTTTACCAGGTTCACCAACCTATTTGAACACAGCTTTCGATCCATCTAACTTTTTAGCAACCAAAGCTTATGGACAAGCTCCATCAAATACCACATTAACAATCAGATATAGACATGGTGGTGGTGTAGACCATAACATTCGTTCAAATAGTTTATCTACTGTCAGATTTTCGAATGCAGTGTTAGATGAGACGGGATTATCAGCAACATTAGCTGCTACCACAAGAGGTTCTTTAGCCGTAAGTAATCCAAATCCAGCAGCTGGTGGTAGAGGTCCTGAAAGTATTATAGAAGTTAAGAATAATACTATGGCTTACTTTCAGGCACAACAAAGGGCTGTTACTAAAGAGGATTACATTACAAGAGTCTATGCTCTACCACCTAAGTATGGTAATATATCTAAAGCTTATATTGTTCAAGATACACAATTAGATAGCACTTCAGGTGCAAATTCCGATGACAGAATAGTGAATCCATTAGCTCTAAATCTTTACGTTTTGGGATTTGATGCTAGTAAAAGATTAGCTACTGTTAATCAAGCTGTAAAAGAAAACATACAAACTTATCTAACTCAGTTTAGAATGGTTACCGATGCTGTAAACATAAAAGATGCTTTTGTTATTAATATTGGAGTAAAATTTAGTTTACTTACAAAAGTTGGTTACAATAAAGAAGAGGTTGTACTAAGAGCTATTCAAGTAGTAAAGGATTTCTTTGACATTGATAAATGGCAGATTGGACAACCAATAGTGTTATCAGATTTAGCTTATCAGATATCCTTAGTAGATGGTGTATCTGCTGTAGTTTCTCCTGAGGATGAGATTAGCACAGGTCAAAACAAAAATCCTGTGGTGATAACTAATAAGTATAAATTATCGAATGGTTATTCAGGAAATGTTTTTGATATTGAAAGTGCTACAAAAGATGGAGTAGTTTACCCATCACTAGACCCAAGCTGCTTTGAACTTAAATATCCAAATGTAGATATTGAAGGTAGAGTGGTTGGCAATTCAACAGGAGGTAACTAATGCATTATTTTGTTTTTCCAGAAATAGATACAACTTTATACGAAGCTAGTGGTAGTGGTAACGCAGGTTTGGATGAGATACTAGAAGTGAAAAAAAGTATGAGCACTTCAGG